CGCAGGATGCACGTTGTCAAAGCGATCGTCAACAAGGTTAAGGCTGTGGAGCCTTGTGTTTTCACGGAGATCCCCGCGGATGTGCGGGCACTCCATTTTTTAGTTCGTCGTGTAGTTACTGAGTGTCATGAGGGTGGCATTGTTGTGGCTCAGGCGGACGGCTCTGAGGTAAAGGTAGAGGTCAGGGAGCGTGATATCGCATGGTACATCAAAGTAATAAAGATAATGTACCACTTGCGGGACACAGACTCGGACTTCCTTGATGGACTTCGGGGTGAGGTTGAAGCGTTGCACAGTGCTGGACTGGTAACGTGAGGCTGCCTCGTGCAAATGTCGGCGAGAACGACTACATCCCCAGAGTATCATGATGGTAGGTCATTCCGGGGTATAACCGTCACGAAGCATGTTGGAGCAGCAGCGGCGAAACAACGAGTTGTGGTGATAGCGCCCACCCACTCAAGCCGCATCGATTTTGGAGCGCATAATAATAATTTGGCCAACCTAATTCGCGGCCTGAACGAGAGAGTCCATAACGTTCAGGGCGAAGATGGGTTGGTACCCACACCTCAACCCATTGAGGGAGCTTGGAAGAAGCTATCGCATGTAGCGACGAGGCTGTCTGAGAGAGTTCTTAGTAAGACACGGTGCCCTACGAGGCTGACTAGCGCAGAATTTATCGCGCAGTGTCCCAGTACGAAAAGATCTCTCTACACCGCAGCAGCAGAGTACTACATGCGACGTGGGTGGGAGGAACGGGATGCCTGGATAAAGGTGTTCGTAAAGTTCGAGAAATTGAATTTTACGAAAAAGAAAAATCCGGCACCACGGGTGATCCAGCCCCGTTCCCCTGTATATAATTTGTGTGTCGGTAGGTTCACTAGGCGAGTTGAGGCTGATTTGTATCGAGCTTTGGCCGAAGAGTGGAGTGACGACGTGGGAGATTACGTAGTGATGAAGGGCCTTACAGTTGAGGAAGTCGCTATGGGACTGAGGAAGAAATGGAACCGGTTTACGAACCCAGTGGCTG